ACCATAAGTATAAAAGATTTAGATATTCAACTTAGAACGGCATCGAGTGGAAATATTAGCGCATCGATACGTTATATTAAAACAATAGAGAATGTAGATAATAGCAACCCTATATCTTTAGCCTTATACTCTGCAACAGGAGGTAATATGGATATAACGCAAGATTTCTTGGTAAATATTGGCGATATGCAAAGGGGAGAAAAATTATTTCTATACCTACAAGCTAGTACGAACGGGAACAGTATCGCAACGATAAACAAAGCGAATATAACCATAACTTCTCAATCAACAGCCTACAACTCAATTGTGCCGTGTTTTCATGCTATAGATGCTTTAAATCAAATATCAAAATCAATAGCTGGTTTAGATGTTTATGCACCAAGATATGAGCAAGGCGGGGATTTGTACGGCACGGTAATAACGAACGGGAATCTATTAAGAAACGTTTTAGATAAGCCTTTTTACGTAAGCTGGGACGATATTTTTGATAAGTCAATTGCCCCAGAGGTAAAAGCAGATTCTGAAATTCAAATTGATAAACGTGTTTTTATTGGAATTGAAAAAGATTTTTATACAAATGTAGAGTGTGGCGTATTTCCAAATACTCAGTTTTCTGGAATGCTTAGGAAGCCGAATTTATTCTATTGTTTAAATAATTTTAATTATAAGTATGAAAATTTTCAATCTTTAAAAGAAAACACAGAACCTAATTCAGACAGTACAATTCATGGTCAAAGTATTTTTACTCCTTACAATCAAAATGTTGAAAGTTCCTTGGAATTATCTATTAAATGGATTCGTGACAGTATTTTGCTTGATGTACAGCAAAGATTATCAACCGTTGTAAGCAAAGACACAGCTACTCAGGATGATGATAAGATTTTCGCTATAGACACTATCGAAACAGAAAACGACGAAAAGTTTACTGAAAGCACAAATTTACAGCATACATACGCAAATTCTGTTTTATCATTAAGAAACAATGGAGAGGTTAATTTTAATGTTTTAGGAATTAAGGCGGGAACAGTTTTTAATGTTAATTATCCTGATTCAAACAATGGTGACTATACTGTTTTGACGGCAAACAACACTGAATTACAGTTACAAAGAATATCCGGGGGGTCTATTTCTGCATCAAATGACGGGGTAAGATTAACGAAATATACCTACGAAATTAAAAAAGAAACAATTCCGTTAACCAACCGAACAAATCAGGGTTTTGATGTGGTTTTAAATCTTATTTCGCCTGATAAATACAGTAACCTGCGTTACTCAGTAGAAAGAAATATTCGTAATTTTTACAACAATTACCTTGCATCCGTAAATTTATATTGGTGGCAAAAAGCACTTAAAAACACTTTTTACAAAAATAACGGAGCGTGCGAAACTTTGTACAACGGATTACGGGTTATTGAAAAAGAAGATTGGATTCCTACAAATCCGATTGTCACGCCATACATGTATGAAAAAGTTATTTTTGCAAACGTAGATTTCAGTAAATTCATTGCACTTCAGAATCAAATACGTACACGAAGGGGATTTATTCGCACGATTGATAACAATAAGCGAGTATTGAAATTGTATCCTATAAAAATGAGTTATGAAAATAAAACACGACAATTAACCATTTCAGGACAAGAAAAATACGAACCGGTTTATATGACAATTACTAAGCAAGGCGGAATTATAACCATAAATGAAGAAACAAAAGTCAGAAGTTTAGTTTATGATCCGATTACGCTCGAAAGAGATAATCAAGTGGTTCTGTTTGACACCAGCAGGCAAAAACTTTACAACGGTGTTTATTGGGATAAAGTTAGTGTAAATGGGGCAATTCCAGAAACAAAAGAAATATTAAAAAGTTGGTTAGACTTATTATAAAAAGTTGTATATTTGCTTTTCGCTACAACTAAAAATATTTAAAACGTCATTCTTTGTAGCGAGGGGTGGCGTTTTTATTTTATACATGAATTATGAACGAACTTTTAAAATACGTTTTTGAAAACAATAATTTGATTACTCATGTAATTTTCGGCAGAAATGGACAAATAAGCATTAAAAGACAGGGTGATGATTTTTATATGTATTTTGATAACGTGGAAAATCTTATCGAATATGTAAAAAGAAATTCAATGTCTTTAAAACAATTTGAATTAGAGGTTGTTGCTGAATTAAAGAAATATCCATATCTAAAATGGCATAATAAAGAAACGGCTAAATTAGTTAAAAAACTCTTTAAAGACGGACTTTCGGTAAAAGAAACAGTTAATTGGGTAATTTTAAATAACTAATCAATGAAAAGAATAAAACGATTATTAGAAAACATAGATTCCTTAATGGCTTTGCATCATTGGGAACGATATAGCTTAGTGATTTCTAACCAAAAAATAGGTTTAAAGCTAACTCCTGTAAAAGATAGTGATTCGGAAATGAATTGGATTATCGATAAAAATAAAGAAAGTATTAACGATTTAAACTTTCAGTTAGAACAAATGATTAGTAACGGAGAATATTAAACAAACAACACGCTATGAAACCAACACTAAACGAAGAAATAGAAATGAGTAGCAAAGGAATTGATTATGTTGATTCGCTTGTGCCAAAGGATAAAAACGTTATTCAAGCCGCAATAAATCAAGTAAAAGACTCAAAATATAATCCTAATTATGTAAAATATCACGATGGAGAAAAATGGGTAGAAATAACATCGTTAAAACAACAACAAAAACAAGCTAAAGAACAGTAGTATGGAATTGATACAAAGCGATTCAACAATAGAAACCTACTGGGTTGTAAATAAATCTACTGGCGATTTATTATTAATTACTGGTTCAAAAGACAAAATACCATTTGGATATGAAGTAAGCAGTAAATTATGCAATCATAGTTTTAATTCTGTTCCAATAGACAAATTTAATCCAGAAGCATTAACCGAATGTGTTAAATGCAAGTACAAGCCGTAACTAAATTTTAAACCTACACACATCATGTAGCTTTTTTTTATATCTTTACGATTCAAAGCAACGTTGTGAAACAGGGGTAAATATATGGTGAATCCAGTAATAAACATTTTTCGCACATTGTCAGAGGCAATGTATTTTAAAAACTCCCAGATAAACACACAATTTATCTTTTCGGGAGTTCAATTGTTGCCTAATAATTCACAAAAATATATACAAGTTACAAACACACCAAACGGGATTAATTTAGAGGATTGGACTGTCAAAGCAGTTTCTGTTTGTTCAAATGAAGAATTAGGCGATATTACCGATAATTTCATGGTAGAATCATTGACTAATTCAGATAATGGTAATCCGCAGTTTGTTTGGTCACTCACTAATATTTCTCAGGATTTCGGATGGGAATTGATTTACTTAAAAATTACTCAAGCAGTAGGAGAAATATTTTACAGCCAACCATTCCGAATCACTTCTATCGATTCAGAAAAAACAGCACAATTCAATTATAAATTCCGAGAAACAGACGAGATGCAATCAATCGGTTTTACTGCATGGTATAATGATGAAGATTTACTACAAGAGCAGGTAACTTACTATGAAGAATCAACGCAAAGCTGGGTAACTGCATCAATGGAACAAGGAGAGGCAGAGCATTGGAGAACTGAATTAATGGATAAGTCATTACTTATTAAGCTTAAGAAAATACTTGGTTTACCTTTTGTTTACATTAATGGAGTTCGGGCAAGCTTAAAAGAAGTTCCTGAAATTCCAGAAAAAACAGCACAGGAAAATTTCGCAGAGATGAGCTTTACCATTAATTTTCATACTAATGATGTTTTTGTGCAACCAGAACCAAGTAAAGGAGATTTTAAATCAAGTGATTGGAAAACAGAAGATTGGTTTATTTATACATAAAAACATCATGAACAGAGAAGAATTACAAACGTTAATAGAGACAATTCAGGACGGAGTGCCTAATACAGCGGCAACAGTAAGGGGTGTTTTGTCGGCAATTGCTGATGGATTATCGGGAACAATAAAAATAATTGAAGTGCCAACTTCTTATATAGCCACTAATTTCGACCCGACAGGATTAGGAACTAATTTAGAATTAGGTTACGCTATTTGCAACGGAAACAACGGTACACGAGATTGGAGAGGTAGAGTACCTATGCAGTACAGTACGACATATCCAACTTTGGGCGCAACAGGAGGGGAAGCAACTCATGTTTTAACAACTAACGAAATACCTTCGCTAAATGTGCCTTTCACAGGGTCAAATGCAGATAATGGCGATCCCGGGACATATATAATTACCGCTTCTACTCAGTCGAACGGCGCAAAAAGTATAACGGCAACAGGTGGCGGACAAGCACATAATAACATGCAGCCTTATATTGTCACATTAATTTTGATGAAATTATAAAATGGCAAATTTACTCACTATAACAAAAAAACCTCACGGATTTTACGACTTCGTTGTTAATGAAAATTTAGCAGACATTGTAACGAATGACATGAATAGATTTATGGGGGTTGGTTATTTTTGCCACTTCAAAACAGTTACAGGCGCAAATGTTATAAAAGAGCAAAACATCACATTCGGAAATATAACGTTAATTGATGGATCACCATTAGCCACGGCTTCATCAATGGACGATCTAATAAACAAATTAGAATCTATTGGTTTTTTTGATTGGCGAGACATTGGTAGTGGTACAGGGGGGATTGACAGGTACGAGGAATTAATAGATACAGAGCCATTTTTCGGAAATGATGGCAAAGTGCCTATTGTTGACGAGGCAGAAATGAAATTGAAATATACTTCGTTGCCTGATACATCTAAATTAGATCAATTTCCGGCTAACGGTATTTTAGGGAAAATGCTTATCGGGAACGCTTCCGGAGGCTACGATTTAATTGACCCGCCGGCAGGAGCAAATGGATATGTTCAAGCGTTTACATACGCCTCACCGGATACACAAGAATTTACATTAGCCACAACAGCAAGTTTAATTTCTGTTGTAATTAACGGAGGTTTAGCGGATCCTGACGACTGGACACAAATAGGAAATCTATTAACAATTTTACCTACATACACATTAAACAACGATGATAGAATTATCGTTACAGGAGTAATATAAAACAAACTATATGAAAAAATACATTTTAATATTATTATTTTTTACAAGCTTTTTACAATCGCAAACATACCCTGTTAATCCGACGCCTTTTGGAAAGATTACTATTAATACAAACGTAGAGAGCACAACTGCCACGAAGATAAGCGTACAAGAGGACAATAATAGAATTAATTGGTTAAGACCTGAAAATATACCAATTTCACAGCCTCCACATCCAATTAACTATTCGATTACGCTACCAACCTTAGGCGCTCATTTAATAGGAATTGATACCCGCTTAGGCACTATTGTACAAACCACAGCAGGAACAACAGCGAGAGTATATTTTACAGGGGATAATACAACGGTTAATTCTGTAGTTTATTTTGCTTCAAGTTTAACAGGCAAAGGTTCAGTCGCTTCGGTAAGTCCAACCGCTTTAGTTAATGGAGATAATCAAAAACAATATTATACTAAAGATATAATAGGTGTTTCGCAACCATCAGTTGCAATAGCTGCAGCAGGAACTTATTCAGGTCAATTATCTGTAATGGTCGATAGCGATGTTGCGCAAGAAAGATATACCGTTGAAATTTATAAAACAAACAGCTTAGGTGCGCCTATTGCTTCAGGAATAAGCGGAGCGCCTACAGGATCATTAGGCGTTACAGTTGTTGCAATATTGGATTCGGGTATAATCGATTTAACAGCTAATTCACTAACCAATATATCTGTTTCTGGATTGTTAGCCTCACAATTAACAATAAACACAGGGGAAAGACTGCGTTATCATGTTTCTGCTGAAAAAGTAGGTACAGCGGGTGCAAATGTTACTTTTAATGTTTATTACGGAAGCAATCATAGTTCTTATTACGATGTTCCAATAACACCAACAACAGACACGGTTTTAAATAAAAGTGCGGTTACGGGAATTACTTCCACTGACGCTTTAAACGCTTTAAATACTAACAAAGAAAACACCGCCAACAAACAAAACTCTCTTGCTGTTGACGGAACAGGCGTTAAATTTCCAACTGTTGACGCAATAAATAATGGGGTTATTTACAAGCGTACTATCGCTCAAATAAGAGCTTTGTCAGGGGCTTTACCAAACAATAATTTTTACACAACTGATTTAGGACAAGAAGGTAATTGGTATTATGACGCTTCGGACGTCGTTAGTACAGATAACACAGGAACTATTTTAGTGACTGCTGACGGCAAGAGGGTTAAAAGGGTTAAAGAAGAAGTAGAAGAGCTTAAATCTTCTTGGTTTGAAACACCCAACGGATCAACAGATTTAGCTTTGTTTAATAAAATTTTGACAGCAACCACTAAAAAGCTGATAATTGATAAAGGAACATTTAACCTACAAGCTTCCACAGTTTCAATACCTTCAGGAAAAATATTAGTTATGAAAGGCGGTTTTATTATAAATACGGTTATAAACGGCAGTAACACTTTAATAGAGTGCGATATCGACTATGAGCCTATAAACGCACTTTTTACAGGTACTTTTTCACCAAGTAGTAAAGTTTTTTACTATAAAACTATGCAAGATGCAAAATTAAAAAAACAATGGTGCGGTAAAAGAATAAAGACTGGGGGATTTTGGTATGAAAATGATGGAGGAGGAGCTACATACACTATAATTTCAAAAGACGAAGGTATAGCCGATAATTCATTCTTTCAGGGATATTGGGCGGATACAGATATTGCGGGAGGTGCTGGTCTATTCGTTAAATTTACCAGTTTTATTTTTGCAAAATATACAGGAAAGACCAACGATATTGATTTAGCCGTTTTTGGGGTAAAGTATGACGCTTTTTTTCTGAATCCTGCAGATAAAAAATATTACACAACAGCATCCTACACAACTCTCGCTACCGACAATTACGAAGCAGTAAGAGGGGCAATAGGGCAACTGGCGTTTTGGTCAAAAGAACAATTAAGCAGAAATCTTATATTGTCTAGAACTTTAATTATTAATACAAAGTTAACGCTAAAACACGGAGGTTACAACTTCTCATTAAAAGGTGGAGGTTATGGGGAAAATTCTATTATTTCATCAAATTCTAACTTGGACGCATTGATTGAGAACTATTATTCTGATGCTGCTCCAAACGACTTAACTGGATTAACGGCTACCTTTTCTGACATTGCTTTTAAAGGCAATGGTAGAATAGCTAATGGAATGGTTGTTAAAAATGGATATGAAGTTGATGCGTTAGATAGATTAGAGTTTCATGACTTTACCAATGCTGGATTAGTTTTTTACGGAGTGAGTTCTACTTTTAAGGTTGGTACCGTATCTTGTTTTAGAAATAAATACGGAATCTTAATCACAAGTACTCATCCTTATAGATTATCTGCGAATACGAGCAATTCTGATGGGTTAATATCCCTTTACCGAGTTAGTGGGGATTTTAACACCGATGCTTTGATATCTATAGATTGCACTTCTTTAGGCACATCATTAAACATTCAATCTGTAAAATCAGAAAATAATAACAATGCTACTATTTTAATAAAAAGAAGTTCGGTTCAACAGTATATAAGCGTCAGAAATGCTTTTACTAATGGCGATGGTGATTTTCTTAAAATAGAAAATTATGTTGGCGAACTTCCTACAATTGAATTAGAAGGTATTTTTCATAATGATACAGACGCAGATAATTGGGACATAAACGATTTGAAAAACTCAAAACAAATAAGGTTATTTAAGAATCCTACAGGAGCTTTTCCACACATAATTTATACCAACGACATCAGAGCCTATGAAAATGGACATATTGTCTACAGAAATGGTAATAAAAGCAATTTAGAACCAACTAGAAGTTTTGGAACTACGGCAGATAGACCTGCAAATGTTATAATTGGGTATAAATACTATGATACTACGATTTCCAGAGAAGTTGTATGGAATGGTACTTCTTGGGTAGATATTTTTAGCTCTCCAAGTTTTACCGGGACGACAAGTCTTGGCACGTTTACAGTAGGGACTTTGCCAACACCTACAACGCCTACTGCATACGCCACAGTAACTAATGCATTAGCACCAACATATATGGCAACTGTAGTAGGTGGAGGATCAGTTGTTTGTCCAGTTTTTTTTGATGGCGTTTCTTGGAAGGCACATTGATGTTTAGAATGTCATAAACAAATAGGATGGTCGCCTTCTAAAAACAAATTAAACGGTACGAATTGGGTTGCGCATTAATTTTAATAACTAAATAAATATAAAAAAATGGAAAAATTATCAGATAATATTAAATCAATTTTGGCAATTATAATTGTCTTTTTCGGATTCGGTTATTTCTATTTAGTCGCTTTTTTCGGGGTCTATAACGATCAGATAACTATCGCTATAGTAGGCGTTTTAGGTGTTGTTATCGGGTATTATTTCGGATCAAGTCAAGGAAGTGCCAAAAAGCAAGATACTATTGATGCGATGCAGAATCAAACATTAGGAATAGGCGGTTCAAACCCTCCTGCAGATCCAAAAGACAAATGAGACTAAAGCATTTCCTATTGTTGCTGCTGATACCTTTTTCAGAAATAAAAGCCATATTCTACAATGTAGATATGGCTATTTCCGGTTATTTATTTTCTGACCATAAAAGGCAAATATGTCTGGTGGTTGAGGATTATTGCAATATAATTATCATAGGTGTTGTTATGGGTTTTTTTGTTTTTTCTAAAAGAGACAAAATATCTACTCAAATAGTGTTATTTTTGTTTATATTAAATGCATTGGACTTTCTGCATTTAGGACTTTACGACATGCAGGGGTTTATTATTGTTAAATTAGTATTGGCTTATGGCATATATAAATTATGGTTCAAATTAAAGCGTGGTTAGTCAGTCTTGACGCATTTTGGCTACTTGTTAGTGGTTATTCGTTTATAGATATTGCGTCAACATTGGTTGCCGGAAATTTAGCAATGTCCAGTTTTGAAAACTTAATAAAATTACTTCTTTCAATGGCAGGATTCGTTTATTTATGCGCCAGAACATACCATTTTATAATGAAATCATCTTTAGAGCGGGAATTATTAAAAGAAGACATAATCGCAAAGAGAAATGAAAATTTCCCTAAAAGATTTAAAAAAGAATTTATAGACAGATTTGAAAAAGACGAAAATGATAACAACAGCACTTGCAATTAAAAAATACGGAGTTCCTTCAGAGAACCCAAAATATTTAGTCACTTTACAATTACCTTACCCAATGCGTTTGAGTTGGGATAAAAAAGTAAAAGTTGCTAAAATAACATGTCATAAATTAGTAGCTGATAATTTTGAATTAATATTCAAAGAAATACTTAATTATTACGGATACGAAAAAATAGTAGATTTAGGAATTGACTTATATGGAGGTTGTTTTAATTTCCGTAAAATGCGTGGAGGGTCTGACTATAGCCGTCATAGTTGGGGAATTGCAATAGATTTAGACCCTGAACGTAATTTATTAAAAGAAACATCTAAAACTGCAAGATTTGCAAGACCTGAATATAAGCCAATGATTGATATTTTTTATAAATATGGTTTCGTTTCCTTGGGCGTTGAAAAAAATTATGACTGGATGCATTTTGAAATTAAAGAATAATACTTCGAGATTATATATAAATCAAGAAGAATCAATAAACAGGGAGATTTAAAACATTTATCCCTATTTTAATCATTAAAAATCAATAGTATGAAAATAATAATTAAAATATTGCTGATAGCTTTGTTTTTTTCTTTAATCGCATTAGGGTTGATTTCATGCGGAGCAAGAAAAGTAAATAAATCATCCGATAAGCAAAAAATTAAGTCCGAGGTAGTAGATAAGTCGGTTATTGAAAAAGAATCGAATACGAACGTTAAAACAACTACTGAGGTAAAAACAGACGACAAAAACGAAACTGTTACCGAAGAAACTATTTACGAGCCGGCAGACAACAATAAAGAATCTTTCGTAATAGAAAAAGACGGCACAAAGGTAATATTAAACAATGCAAAAAAGATTGTACGAAATACTACACAAAAAAATAATACTCAAAACTCAGTTAATTCCAAAACGGAAACAACTGAAAATAAATACGAGAAAGAAAACAAAAATATTTCCCTTATTGATGAGGTAAACAATTCTATATCTAAAAAAGAAGTGCGTAAAGAGCAGTTCAATTGGTTGTCGTTGTGGTGGCTTTATTTGATAATTATAGGCTCAGGATATTTTTTATTAAAAAGGTATAAAATAATTTAGTATATTTGTCAATGCATGCTCTCAGGGTAATTTTTTCATAATCTTATTATTTTTTTGGTGGTTAGACTAAAAGCGGTTCAGAAATGGATCGCTTTTTTTTGTTAAATATATGTTAAAATAAATAAACGGTGTTGTTTATCAAAAAAGGTGTCGTATATTTGTCAAAGAAATAACAATAAAAAACAAATAATATGGAAACAATATTACTAGAAGCTCCAAAAGGATTGAGAACAATTTTAAGCGATTTGTTAAAGCCTATATCTACAAAAACAACAGAAGGTTCTAATAAATACAGATTAGTATTTGAGTTTATAGGAACTGTTGATAAACCTTTAGATAAAATTCATACTCTAGACGCTTCATTATTCGAACACATAACAATTTTAGAAAAATACTAATGGGAAGAAAAAAACTAACAAACGAACGCTTTCAAGTTCGTTGCCATCCTAAAGTTATTAAAGACGTTAGGAAGTACGCAAAAGAGAAAAGCGAGGAATTTATTAACAATCAAAAAACAAAGTGATATTATGAAAAAATACAGAACAGGAAGGTGGAATATTTTAATTGAAGAAATCGAAATGATTAGGGAATCAGAATCTAATATTTGGTTTAAGGATTCGAAAGGAAATGAGGACAGATGTTTAAAAAAGTCTGGAAGTTATCAGGTTTGGGATTCTTTTCAGGAGGCTAAAGATTATTTAGTAGGTGTAGAAAATAAGGCTATTGAACAATACAGAGGTTATATTGAAAGATGTAATGAAAGAATAAGAAATGTAAATTCTTTGTCATAATGAAAAACTTTGCAGTAATAACCAACAGCCAACGGGATTTCAATGTTTTTAAATTAGAAAACCAATATTCCGGAAATGATCACAACTTCATCCAAGTACAAACTATTCAAGATGTATACAAGAACCAATTCAACGACTACGTGAATAAAAGTAATTCCGTAAAAATGCCGAATGTTAATGCGATTATTAAGGCTGTGGAACAAAATATTAATCAGTTAAATTAAAGTATATGAAATTAAATCACACAGATAATGGAAACGGACAAATGGCAATTATTGACGAAAATTTAAGATGTGTTGCTTTTATTCCAAAATTATACCCTGAATCAGACAAGTACATTAAATTATTCGAAAATGCTCCTGAAATGTTGGATATGGTTTTAGAATTTTTAGAATCTATAAAAAACGAAGACATCATTATAAAAGATAATACAGATAATGATGGATTTGAAGCAAGAGGGTTTTATTTTTATAACAAATTTAATTCATTAATAAAAAAATCAACCGAATGAATCCCGAAATATTCATGCACTGTAAAACGCAAATCCGAAAGAAATCAAAGCGAGTGTACAGAAAGTCGTTGAAAGCGATTGCGGTATCAAAGCGTGGCGTTATTGCATCGACAAACACCACGATTCACTACGCAAAAGAAATACGGTTACAGGCGAAGGTATTTTCGTTCAGAGACCACGACCGATTTAGAAAACCAACAAATTACGATTATTAAAAACTAAAAATAATATTATGAGTAGCAATCTACCAAAGATTCAGGAATTATATTCCGACAAATTAACCACTCAGAAAAACGATGCTTTTGTCGCTTTAATGAATCAACAACCAAAACAAGCATGGATAAAAGTTCATCCTATAATTAAAAACTACAAATACTTACCTATTGAGCGTGTAGAGTTCCTTTTAAAAACTATATTCAAAAGATACAGAATTGAAATAACAGGGCAAGGGACTTCTTTTAATGGTGTTTGGGTTACGGTTCGTGTTCATTATCTGCATCCATTAACAGGAGATTGGGATTTTCACGATGGTATCGGAGCAAGTCAATTACAAACCGCTAAAGGCACTTCTGCATCCGATTTAATAAACATCAATAATGGGGCTATTTCAATGGCTTTTCCAATGGCAAAAACAATCGCCATAAAAGATGCTTGCGACCATTTCGGAAACTTGTTTGGAGCTGATTTAAACCGTAAAGATGTGATCACTTATGATGTTGACTTAACATTACAGGATTTAACACCAACGCACCCTAATTGGTTCAAAGCAAAAGAATCACTTAAAAATGGAATAGTAACAATAGATCAAATTAAAAAATCATACACAATAAGCCCGGAAGATGAAATCAATATTCAAAAGTAGAGCTTCGGGGAGTGGTTCAATAATGACTAACCCACAAGGCAAAAGTATTAGTGAAAAAATTAGTGATTTACACGAAAGCATTAAAAGTGCTGAACTTAGAATTTCAGAAGCAAAAAACAAAGAAGCAAAAACTTTTGTAGAATTGCGTGATGTAAAAATACCTGCTTATAAAAAAGATATTGAACATTTAACGCCATTGCTTCATTTACCGAATTTATCAGGCACAACAAAAACTTTTGTTTATGATTGGCTAAAAGAGCACATTTACGGTGTTAAAAAAATAATCAAGACAAAATATACGGACAAGGGAATAACTTACGAAAATACGGCAATTGATAAAGCTATAGAGTGGCTAGATTTGCAGTTCGTCTTAAAAAATGAAAGTTTCTTTGAAGATGATTATTTTACAGGGACACCCGATTTAATTACTGAAGATAGGATTTACGATATTAAATGTTCGTGGGATTGCTTTACGTTTCCATTATTTGAAACCGAAATACCTACAGATGATTATTTTTATCAGTTACAGGTTTACATGCATTTAACAGGAAAGAAAAAAGCAACGCTTGTTTATGTTCTTTTAAATACTCCTGAAGAAATGCATTGGGAACCGCAACATAATTACGATTCGTTAGATAAAAAATACAGAATCAAAACTTTTGATATTGTTTACGATGCATCGGTTATTGAGGATTTACAAAACAGAGTAATTAAAATTAGAGAATTTATACAAACACTTAAATATTAAATTATGGGATCATTATCGACTATTTACATAAAAAGAGAGACGTTAAAAACTCTTTTAGATGTAGTGAGTAAAAAAGACGAAAAAGGAATCGAAATAACGATTTCAACTAACGACGATTCAAACCAATTCGGGCAAAATGTATCTTCTTATGTTTCTCAAACTAAGGAGCAACGAGAAGCTAAAAAAGATAAATTTTATGTTGGAAACGGAAAAGTGTTTTGGACTGATGGTAAAGTTTCTGTAGGTGTTAAAAAAGAAGAAACGCACCAGGCAACACCAATAACGGAAGATGAACCAGATGATCTTCCCTTCTGATGCGTACCACCAAACCAAACAACATCGAAGTAATAGAACCTGAAATAGTAGAGGCAGATGGAAAGATATAGCGGACAGCAACTGCAAAAGATACTTAATATAAGCAAACCGACTGTAAAGTTTAGAGCTGATAAATTAGGTATTAAAAAACACGGTTTTCAATGGAGATTTACAGAATCAGAAGTTGAAAGAATGAGGAATTATAAATACATTAGATCGCCTCATTTTTACTTTTCTGAAAACGGAGAATTTTTAATAATAGAATCTAAATTAAATAATCAATAAACAAAAATAATTATGAAAAGAAAAGACGCAATAGACAGCTATGAGTGCGAAGAAACATGCAATCAACACCCTGATACATGTTCAAATCCTAATTGCACAATACATTAAATATTCAAAAAGCCGATTCACTTCGGCTTTTTTTAGTAATATGCGGAAATGTTAAAGTTTGAAATATAATATTGTATATCTAAAAAGTATTTGTATATTTGTTCTCAGATAACAGTAAATAAATAAAATTATGGAAACCAAAACTAACACTTACGCAAAATACACAGCTAATGTATTTGTTGCAAATTGCCCAGATCAACACGAAAAAGGCGAAACAATTATTTTAACTACTAAATACGGGAAAGAACACGAATGTATTGTGTTTAATTTAGTAGCAAGAGGCAAACAAGGCGAATTTTATTATTCTGTTGTTCGTGCTGATGGATTTAATTATCAGGAGTTTTGCAAACAAAAAGCTGAGCGTTATAATAAATGGGCAGTTTCGGCAGAAAATAAATCAACTGCTTATTATGAGGCTTCACATGAAGGACGTGATTTTTTAGCATTAGCAGAGCCTATAAAAGTAGGGCACCATTCAGAAAAAAGACACCGTGCATTAATTGAGCGTAATTGGAACAGAATGGGTAAATCTGTTGAAATGACTAAAGTAGCTGAACAGCACGAAAGCAAAGCAGAATACTGGGAACGAAAAGCAAATAATATTAATTTATCAATGCCGGAAAGCATCGAGTTTTACGAGTACAAATATGAAGAGGCTAAAATGAAACACGAATACTACAAGCAAAATCCTGATAAAAGAGAACATTCATTTTCTTTAACCTACGCTAAAAAAGACGTAAACAATGCAGAAAAGAATTTAGAAACAGCAAAAAAACTTTGGGGAGAATAATTAATAAATAATCCTGAGCAAGATTTAAAAAGGCTTTTTTATTATGAGAACAGAAGATTATAAAATGTTATTCGAAAAAGGGCACATGCACCCGTTATGGATGGAATTATTGAACGAATCGGGTTGGGCGGGATGTTTGCCAAATGGTAATATTGTTGATAGACGCTATTTTCCTGAAGCATTACCGATACAAGAAAATTCAATGTTTGTAATTGCAAAACCTAAAGACTTGCCAAATGAAAGAAAGTAAAAGAGGCGGTAAAAGACCAGGAGCCGGACGCCCAAAAAACGAAAATAAAGGATATTTTATACAATGCCACCCCACGAAAATAAAGGAGGTTCGAGAATTCGCAAAAAATATTTCTAAAATAATTGAAAAATAATATTGTTTATCTAATTATTAGTTATATCTTTGACAAACAAAAACAAAGAAACCATGTACAACAAATCAATAATTTTCCGTTCAGCCCACGCAATATTCAAAATGCAAAACGTAACTTTTTCTGAGGCTTTGATAGAAGCGTGGAAAGCGATTAAGAACGGTGTAAAAGTTTACATTAGAGAAACTTACAAAAAGGTTAAATTATTGTCTTTTACCAAAAACGGATTGCATTCTGATAAATTAGAAAACGTGATTTATGCAGGAAAACCGGTTCATATAAAATATAATCCTGCTATTGAAAAGTATTACGGTTGCGGAATGTACAACAACGATTAATTAACCACTTAAAAATAAATATTATGAAAGAACAGAAAAAATACCACCAGAGAAAATTAGCAATTATTGAAATGATTGAGGAAGTGGATCGTAGAATATCTAACGAAAAAGCCTTTATGGATAAATTAGGAGGATGGAGAGTTGCAGGAGTAGCAATGAATAATTCTCTAAACAACATACGTAGATTAAATAAAATCGGTGCGTACTTATCTATACGCTACCACAAGTAAAACCAACAGATAAAAAAATCACTAAAAATAGAATTATGAGCGAATTTAAAGGAACGACATGAGAATGGGATATTTATGTAGATAACGACAGTTTTTGCGTTAAAAATGAAAAATTAGAAGCTGTATGTATAATAAGTTCTAAAGCTATAGATAACGAAGAAAGCGCAAATGCGAAACTTATTTCATATGCACCAGAGCTTTTAGAAATGGTTAAAAAATTGCAATTTGAATTAATAGAGAAAGAAAAAGAACAATTAATCAATTTCGGCCTTAAAGTACAAGGAGAGGCAGGAGTTGAAGCTTATCAAAAAGTACTTAAAATTTACAATGAAACTTATTCGTAACCCAACACAAAAACTAACTTAAATTAAAATTATGAAAACAGCGATACAGACAGCCTGCAACGATATTATAGATGAATTAATTGACACAATTGAATTGGCTCATTTAACAAAAATAATATCGATAATGCATAAACATTTAGAAACCGAAGAACAGCATATTATTAATTCATGGGAAAACGGATATCAACACGGATCAGGAGTGAATATTGATAAAGATAAGTATCACGGAGTTCAATACTACACCTCAACATTCAGCACAACAAACAAAGAAACTTTAAAATAAATTGGGATGATTACAAAAGACGAAATATTAGAAGAAATTAAAGAATGGCTTTCTGATAAAAAACAAGAGGTTGAAGATTACTCAAATGAAGAAGCAATGCAATGGCAGGAAGATGCCGAACAACCTGAAAGCGAATTTTACGAAATAGCCAAAACGGAATATTATAAAGTATTAAAACGCAAAGGAGATTGCGATGCCTTAATTGAAACACTGGAAGAATTTTTGCACAAACAATAACCAACCCACTAACGCCAATAGGCATAAAATTTAGGATTATGAAAGAAGCTCAAATAAAAGCAAGAGAAATTGTAATTAAAATGCAATTTCAAAAAGAACCGATAATGTTTGAACAAGCAAAACATTGCACAAAGGTAGCAATAGAGATGATAATGAATAATAACGCTAATTTATTAGGTGGCATTGAATATCATCAAGAATTAAATGTATGGGAAGAAATTAAGGACGAAATTGACATGATGCAGGAGGGGAAATAATTAAGGCTAGTGAAAATTAGGCTGATAAACTCGATCCACTACTCGAGTGAAGATATTTAGACAACGTCTAATCGATAACCGTTTTATGAGTGTAGTGGCTTGTAGAACGGTTTTTCATTTATACACTATGCAATTAAGATACTATCAATCAGATATGGTTAATTCTATATTTGAAGCCGAGAAGGTCCACAAATCGGTTTTATGTCAGTCAGCTACCGGATCAGGTAAAACAGTAATCATGTCTTTTTTTATAAAAGAATGGCTTAATCGGAATCCAGGCAAAAAAGTTTTGGTTTCGGTACATCGTGATGAACTTGTGGACCAAACGAGCTACACACTTGCAAGGCTCGGAATACTAAACGATAAAATTACGGCTAAATCAAAACCCGATTTCAGTAATAATGTTTTTGTCGGAATGACGCAAACCATTCATTCACGAAAAATTAAACTCGATATTGGTTTATTTATTGTCGATGAAGCACACGAACAGGTCCATGTAAAAACGTTTCATTTATTCGATAATGCATTCAGGACCGGATTTACAGCAACTCCTTCATTAAACAAACGTATTACTTACTACGAATGCGAACATTGTAATAAGAGATTTAAAACACGTGAAGTTTGCTGTTATAAGGACCATGCTATAAAATGGAGCGCACCAGTAACAATGTCAGAAACTTACGATACTGTAATTGTTGGAATTCCAATTCGGGTCCTGATCGATGAAGGTTCTTTAGTGGATGAAATTATTTTTGATTACGATTACTATTCAGAATTAAAAGCGAAAGGAGATGATGATTTTGACGAAAAAGAAATTGCAGAAGAAAGTATAAAACACGATCAAAACGTTTTAGATGAATATGGAGAAAAAGCAATCGGAAAAAAGACAATGATTTTTACAGCTTCAACAAAACAAAATACTTCATTGGTCCAAACTTTTACTGAAGCAGGACATAAAATACAATCTTATGATTCTGTTAATAATGAAGTTTCAGAACGTAAAACAACGGTCCAATGGTTCAAAGAAACGGATGGAGCTATCCTTGTAAGTACCGGAACTTTTACAACTGGATTCGATGTTAAAGAAGTAGAGTGTATAATTGTAAACCGTCCGACAAAATCATTATCATTGTGGCATCAAATAATAGGTAGGGGAGCAAGACAGAGTGACTTAATATTTAAAGACAATTTCATTGTAATTGATTTAGGCGGAAATGTAAAACGTTTAGGTAAATGGTCCGATCAATTGGACTGGGAAGATATTTTTTATAATGGAGTAGTCAAGGCTAAACAAAAAAAAGAAACTCTTGTACAATGCGAAAAATGCGGTTATAATTGGCTTGGTTCAAATAAAGATGAATGTCCTGATTGTGGACACGTTAATACAATACAACTAGAAATAAGAGAACCACGTAGCGATGAAGATCAGGAACTCGATGTTGTGGATAAAAAAACAGTCGCCTTGCAAACAATACCTTTACCTAACGGAAAAAAAATTGCTGAGTTTGTTGTCAGGACTACAAATGATAAAAAAGACTATTATCGAATATTAATTGAAAAATATATTGATTTATGGAAGTTGTACAGAGTTACAAAAGAAACATATTTGGAACGGATCAGGACGGGATATTTAAAGAAACGTATTCAGGAATACCTTAAAAAAAATTATGGTTACGTAAATATGATTCGAAACGGCGTTCCTCGAACCTATTCATATCTTCAGGAAAAGATAGAAAGTAAATTAAAAACCATTTTTTCGTGATTTATCTTAAAGCCTTAACTTATAAATAGTTAAGGTTTTTTTATTTGTATTTACTTACAAAAAAGCGTGACACATCGACAAAAAACCATACTCAGTAGTATATAATAAAAAACGAAAAGCTTAAATAAAAAATATTTTGTAAAAGCCAAAAAATACAAAGATAAGTCACTTGTCACGTAAAACACTATATTCTATATATTATTTATGATTTTTTATATTGGTTTTAGTGTCTTTGTCACTTTTTTTTATTACATTTGTCACTTAACGAAAAATATAAAAATATGTTTAGTAAAAAAGTAGAATTGATTTTAAAGGAAAGAACGATGAATTTGTTTAATGATAAATGGTATGAGGATGTTTCTTTCAAAATAGAAGAAATATTCAATAATGATTCTAAAGGATATGTTTATTTTATAAAAAGTGAACATTCCGGATACTATAAGATTGGAATAGCTAAAAACATAATCAATAGATTAAATTCTTTAAAACAAACAAACGGTTCTATTTTATTAATAGGTTTTGTTTATTCTGAAAATTATAAGGATTTAGAAAGAAGTCTTCATTTAAAGTTTAAAAACAAAAATGTTTACGGTGAATGGTTTTCAATGGATTTTTCAGTTATTACAAATGAATTGAAAGAATTAAAAGGAACTGAAATTACTAAAAGGTATGTTTCTACTATGATAATTGAAAACGGAGATTATTTGTCTCATGATATTTTAAATAATGATGATGTAATAGAGAAATCTTTATTTGCTATAATTAAAGAAAGAATAGTTTTAAATGAAAAATACAGTACCCAAAAGCTATTTAAAGAGTTGCAATTGCAGAACGTGTCTCAAAGGAAGTTTACAACTACCGTTATGAAGTATTGTGAAGTAAACGGATTTAAATATATTTCCAGCAGAACAAATTCTACTAGATTTTTTACAATAGTTTAATTTTTTTTATTATATTTGTATTGTAGTTGCCTCTTCACATTATAGCAACGTTAGTATTACACAACTCCTATAAGGACGAACGAAGTGAAGAGCGTTTTGAATTATGGGAGTTTTTGTTTTTAATCCAAATTTGAATTATGCCAATAATATCAATTTTTAAAAAAATAACCGATGTTAACAATCCTTTCAATAAGGACGTTTCATACGCTTTAAAAAGAATTCAAGAAGGTAAATCAAAAGATTTTGTTGAGCAGTTACGTTTAATGAATCCAGAAGATTACGCAAAGAATAAATCAAAACTTCCTGTTGTTTGTTTTAATGGAAAATTCAAAAGCCGATCAATAACCGGATTAATTGAACACTCAGGGTTAATTATTTTAGATTTTGATAAATTCAAAACCAAAGACGAAGCAATTGAATTTAAGAACTATATTTTAAGTGATGAGTATATTTATTCCGTTTGGATTTCTCCTTCTGCATTGGGTGTTAAAATATTGGTTAAAATTCCTGGTATTACAGAAAATCACAAAGGATATTTTCAATCATTGAAAAAATACTTTAATCATCCTAATTGGGATGATTCCGGAAGCGATGTGAGCAGGACTTGTTTTGAAAGTTACGACCCTGATATTTACATTAATCCTGAAAGTTCAAAGTGGACCGAATTAGAAGAACCTGAGATTGAAGAAATAGGAACTTATGAGCCTATCGTAAGAATGACTTCATCAAACCAGATAGTTGAAAAATTATTGGTTTGGTGGACCAAAAAATACGGAATGAATAAAGGTTCAAAGAATAATAATTTGCACAAGTTAGCAAGTGCATTCAATGATTTTTCCATTGATTACAATGATGCGCTTTCGGAATGTATGAAATATGATGAAGGAGGTAAACAAAAAGAAATTGAAGCGTTGGTACGTTCTGCTTATAAAAGACCTTCTGCAGGAAAAGCATTTGAAGATACTTCACAAAAAGAAAAGATTGAAAAAATGGTCCGTTCTGGTAAATCGGTAAAGGATATTGAAAAAGTTTACAAAGATGTAGATATTTCCAGAATAAAAGAAACATTAGATATTGATGAATTTTGGTTTTATAATGATAAAGGAAAAGTTGTTCTTTCAACTCATAAGTTTAAATTTTGGTTAGAGCAAAACAATTTCTTCAAATACTATCCTTCAGAGCAAAGCAATACTTTTACATTTATAAAAAAGGATCAGAACTTATTGGAAGAAACCAACGAAAAAAGAATAAAAGATTATGTTTTAAAAAATATATTGGACCGTTCTAACATTGGCTATGGTCCTTATGATTACATGGCTTCAAATAGCGGTTATTTTAAACCTGATTTTCTTTCAATGCTAGATACTACAGAAGTAGAAATAAAAGAAGATACGTCAACTGAATGCTATTTGTATTTTAAAAATTGTGTCGTCAAAGTAACTTCTGAAAAAATAGAAAAAATTGATTATTTAGACCTTGATGGTTATGTGTGGAGAAGACAGATAATTGACAGGAATTACGAAACATTCGATCATCACGAATCAGAGTTCAGGACCTACTTATGGCTTGCATCCGGTAAAGATGTACAAAAGTACAATTCATTAAAAAGCGTTATTGGTTACCTATTGCACAGTTTTAAAACGAGCGCAAACAATAAAGCAATTATTTTTAATGACGAAACTATTTCAGAGAACCCAAACGGAGGAAGCGGAAAAGGTATTTTTTGGAATGGATTAAAAAACATGAAAAAGGTTTCCAGAATTGATGGTAAAATGTTTGAGCCAACTAAAACTTTTCCTTACCAAACTGTTTCAACTGATACTCAAATTTTAGTATTCGATGATGTTAAAAAGAATTTCAACTTTGAGAACCTATTTAGTCTTATAACGGAGGGAATCACACTTGAATACAAAGGACAGGATGCAATTACTATTCCGGTGGAAAAAAGTCCAAAAATATTGATTACAACAAATTATACTGTTGGAGGTATTGGAGGATCATTTGAGCGAAGAAAGTTTGAGGTTGAAATGTCCTCATACTTCAGTCACAAACACACTCCTTTAGATGAATTTGGACATATGCTTTATTCTGATTGGGATCAAAAAGAATGGTTACGTTTTGATAATTTTATGATTAATTGCGAACAATACTATCTTAAAAAAGGATTAGTAAAACACAATTTCAATAATCTTGAAGTTAGAAAATTCATTAAAGAAACTTCTTATGAGTTTTACGAATGGAGTTCGGACCGTGAAAATTTACCGCATAACTTTAGAATTGATAAAACCGAATACTTTACAAAATTCTGTAATGAGTACCAAGATTTTAAAAAGTTTCTATCGCAAAGAAAGTTTACGCAATGGCTCGAATCTTATGGTAAATATTATAATTTAAAATATGTATCAGGTAGGACAAATTCAACACGATGGATTGATTTTGAGGACCCGACACAACCAATTGACAACGATAACGAAATACCATTTTAAAAATGACAGAACATACACTACAACTTGAATGCATATCATATTTTAGAAACCAATTTGAACGACACGGAAAAGGAGTAATTATTCCGGTCCTAAATGAATTAGCATCGAAACGAAAAGATTTAGTAATTTGTTTGGGGTGCTCGGACCTTATACTCGTAATGAATAATAGAGTTATGTTTTGCGAGTTGAAAGTTGGATATAACCAACAGCAACAAAATCAAAAGGAGTTTGAAAAAGTTGTCAATCTACTTGGTTACGAATATCACTTAATAAGATCACTAAATGAATTTAAAAACATTTTACTCAAAGAACAACCGACCATTTAGACTTAGTGGGATAACTGAAGCCGAATGTATTATTAAGTGGCTCGATACCGGTTTATTCGAAACGTTCCCCTACCCAAAAATTGAGCCTTATTTGAAAACTAAAACGAATGAATGAAATGGAAACGAAATGTATTAAATGCAAAAAAGAATTATGGTTACGTGATGAAGATGCCGGATTAGAAAAAGAGATTAGGCGTATTTGTGAAAAATGCCAAGACGTAGAAAGGCGGGTATTAGAATTTAAACAGCAATTCAAAATATCAGTAGAACCACATAAATATACAGGAGGTCAAATGTGCGGAATTATGCCAAGTACAGTAATCGGAACGCATGAAGAATTAGGAATTGAAATACGTATCAAAGCACATCGACAAAATTATAAGAATCGTGAACTATTGCAAACAGTATTCGATTTGATATTTGACGATATTGTGAAGTAACAAGTATTATTTGAAAACTAAAAATAACGAATGAAATGAGTATAAAAGAAATTATTACATAATTGCTTAATCACGAAATATCAAAATCAGAAGCTATTAACATGCTTGAAAAACATCGTGATTCATTTATAAATAAAAATTCATTAGAATTTGAAGTAAAATAAACAGCTTTTACAGTTGTATATAATCATGGAAAAATAACTATTGAAATACCGTACGGATATGAAAAAATGAAACACATTAAAAAAGGAGATAAAATAGATGTGTTGCTAATCAACTAACCAACCTAATTTTAAATAACATTAAAAAAATAGATTATGAAAAGTATAACGGAAAATTTTAAATGTGGCAAATGCAATAACGGTATTGTAACCCGTAAATTACAAGAAACAAAAAAGCATGTAGATATTACAATGCGAAAATGTGATAATTGTAAATACCAATACGGAGTAAAAGAAGTGAACGAACTTGAAATTATTGCAGAAGTCGGCAACGAATAACCCCTAAAACAGCTATTAACTATTAACGGAATGTTTGGAGATAAAAAATAGAAAATATGAATACACCATACGAAGATGCAAAAAGATATTTTGATAAATTAGGAAAAGAAAAAGCTTTAGAGCATATTGAGGTTGCTATTAAATCTATGATCCGAAGTTGTCCAATTAAAAGACATACCAAATTAATTAAAAAAGAACTCCTAAAAATGTAATTATGATAAACGAAATACATAATGAAGATTGCATACAAACAATGCTTAAAATGCAAAGCAATTCAGTAAATGGAATTATAACAAGTCCACCATATAACACAAGCCGAAAAGGATCCAGTTTAGATAATGCACAAGCAAATATTCGCTACGATGAATTTTATGATTGCAAAACGGATTCTGAATATATCGATTGGACATTAAATATTTTTAATCACTACGATTTAGTATTAAAAGAAAACGGAGTTATACTTTATAACATTTCTTATAGTTCAGAAAATACGCATTTAATGTGGTTGGTAATTTCACAAATAATTACAAATACAAAATTTACTATTGCTGATTGTATTGTATGGAAAAAGAAAAGTACTTCGCCTAATTCATGCAGTCCAAATAAATTGACTAGGATTTGCGAATATGTTTTTGTAATTTGCCGTAAAAATGAAATAGATACTTTTCAATGTAACAAAGAAGTAAGTTCTGAACGTAAAACCGGCCAGCTCGCATACAAAAACTATTTTAATTTCATTGAAGCAAAAAACAATGATGGCAGTACTGAAAGTCACAAAGCAACTTTTAGCAGTGAATTAGTACGTAAGCTGATAAAACTTTATATCAAAGAACATGATTTAGTTTATGATAATTTTATGGGCACCGGAACAACCGCAGTTGCATGCATCAAAGAAAATGTAAATTACATCGGATCTGAAATAAGTAAAAATTATTGTGAGATAGCAAATAAAAGAATCGAAACATTAACCAATCAAATGACTTTATTTTAAATGGAACGTAGAGAAATATTATTTTGCAATTTAACTGTATCTGATGGTAAAAAACAAAAAGTAATTGAAAAGTGTGTTATTTTAAAAGGCGATACTGTGTACAAAAAACAGAATATTTTGAAAGTAGAGTTTATCAGAAGCTTAGGATTTGAAAATAAAGCAAACGGATTTACTGAAGCTACTAAATCAGACGAAAAAAGAAATACTACAACAGGTGCTTATGATTAGCCGACATTAAGCAACTTTATTTGGAAGGGAGAAAACAAAACTTGCGCAGTAAGTAAAATAAAACTAAATTTATAGTCTAAAAAATTAAACATGAAAAAAGATTTATTAAAACAGATAATAGAAATAACTGGATTGTCTCAAAGAGAGTTTGCAAATAAAATAGGATCAACTGAATTTCAAGTTAGTAATTGGCTTGCAGGGCGCAGAAACATTAGAAACGAAAGGCTTGAATCGATAGCAAAACAATTTAATTTGAAAATAACCTATAAAATACTTGCACAATAAGTGAAAGTAACATATCTTTGAATCATAATAATAAACCTAAAAATTAAAATTATGAAAGTAGTATTTAGAAATGAAGAAAACGAAGATTTGTTTGTAGTATCAAAGAATGAGGCAAAAAACTTTGTTTTACCAAGAGTAGGCGAGGATGTTATTTGGATGAAGTTATTCTTAACTGTAAAATCCATAACACACAATTACGATGCAAAACAAATTGAAATTGATTGCGAAATAGCTTAAAATTAATAAAAAAACAAAGGCGGGTGAAAATCCCGCTTTAAAATAGAATTATGGAAACAAAATACACAAAACAGCAAATTGAACAATTAAACAAAATGAATCGTGGTGCTTTTGTACATGTAAAACAGCATTGGTTTGATGCTTTTTACGACTACATCGGAAACTTTATCCACAATGGAAAATCAATTGCTCCGGTTGAATTAAAAAGATTTAGATAATGCCATTCAGTAAACCCCCAGGCGTTCCGTGTCCGCCAAATAATCCGCATTGTCATGGATTGCCAGAAGCCGTTTCAATTCAAAGTGATCTGCCTTGCACATAACGGTGGTGCTATGAGAAGTAGCGGAAAAATAAAAACTAAACTTTAAATTTATGACTGATTTTAAAAATACATCTGAACTTTCAGAAAAGACCGAAACCGCTATTTCTTATAGCACGTGTTATAAGCAGCCTTTTCGTGTTTTGAATTGCTATGCTGGTATTGGTGGGAATCGTAAATTATGGAACACACCAAATATGCAAGTTACAGCCATTGAATATGATGAGAATATTGCAAAGGTTTATCAAGACTTATATCCGAATGATATTGTAATAGTTGCCGATGCTCACGAATACCTTTTAAATAATTATGAAAACTTTGATTTTATTTGGTGTTCTCCGCCTTGCCCTACTCATTCAGTTACAAATCATTTTTTAAATGCACAAGGAATAAAACGCTATCCTGATATGGCATTGTATCAAGAAATAATACTGTTACAAACTTTCTTTAAAGGCAAGTATATTATTGAGAATGTAAAATCATATTACACTCCACTTATTGCACCACAAATAAGTGGCCGCCATTATTTCTGGGCAAACTTCAAAATTCCAATGCTAAAATTTGAAAAGCAAATAGGTAGAATGAATGGTAAAAAAGCGGATTTAGGTGGTAAAATACAAGCTGAATTAAGAACTAACAACCATAAGAAGTTAGGATTTGATTTGTCTAAATATACAGGAATTGATAAAGAAAAGGTATTGAATAATTGTGTCGCTCCTGAAATTGGATTGGCAATATTTGAAAGTGCCTTAAATATTTATAATCACTCAAAAATAGAGAATGTCGGTTTATTCGGTGAGCTCGTTTAGGGTTGCTTATAACGTTTCGCTAACAGCTATAAAAGTATTACTTTTTCATGGGAAAGACTGTAAAATATACGAAAGTTAAAGTAATAAAAATTACAGAAACGCAACATAATACTTTAAAAAAATTAGATAGTTATCAGGTAAACGTAGCAGATTTTATAAGAACAGCTATTCAGGAGAAAATTAGAAGGGATTATGAGTTTTTAATCCCTAAAGTTAAAAAATCAGATTGTCCTTTTTAGGTTAATCACAATTAAAAAACAATGTTATGAAATTAATATCACTACGAGAATATGTTTTAAGATTCGATAAACCTATAGGGTTTTATGCCGATCAATTTGATTATTACGAAGGTCAATCTAACGCAATGAGTTATGTTATTTCATACACTAAATTCCTTTCACAAAAATTAGAGCTTTGGATGTTTATTCCCTGCAAGTTTGTTGATGGTGTTTGGGTGTGTTTGGAAGAGCCAAATCATCATGGGAAATCAATAGAAACCATGCGTGAATTATTAAAAGAATACCAAGAAGCAAAAGACAGATGTATATTTACAGGGTTTGAAATAAATAAAGAATTTCCTAATCTTATAATGCATAAATCTGGATGGGGCTTGTCTAAAATAGATTTACACCTATGTACAATTGAAACTTATTCGCATAATGGTTATAATTTAGAACTAACCCCAACCGCACAAAAACTAATCGGATTATGAGTAAAGAAACAAAGACCCTAATAACATCGGCAACAATAGCAATATTAATTTTAATATATTTTGGATTATGATTAAAGATTTCAAAACCAAAAACGGGGACGGCAGATTAATTATACAAAAAATGATATTTGGTTTTGGATTTCGTTTAGATTTTCAATCAGCAACATTCGGAAGGATCAAGAAGTGGCAATTAGAAATTGATTTGCTTTGTATTCGTTTTTGGTGGATGCAATATTAACTTTGTGATGGTTTTTTGCTTTTTACGATGTAAATGTTTAATTTTGGTAAATTGAATAATCAATACTTTTTTCAATAATGGAAGAAAATTCAGACGTAGACGGAAGAGGTGGAGCGAGACCAGGAGCCGGAAGAAAACCAAAGGCAGACGAAGAAAAAACGAATCAGATTTTCTTAACTATGATTAAAGAAGTTAAGAAAGTTGATACTGATGACGAGGCTAGAATAGAGCTTGCCAGAGAGCTGTTTTCTTTTGAGCGTGGTTGTATGTTTATTGCAGAACATGTATTTGGAAAACCAAAAGAAATTATTGAGCAGATAAATATTGATGCTAAATCAATTCCAATCGTTTTACCAGACGGCAAAAGCTATGAAGATTTAAAAAACGAATTACAACCCGAATAGATGGATTACGGAGTAACAGAGGTTTTTGTAAAACATGATTACTTTTCTTCATTAAGAATTAAGCTTGTCGAAAAAGTTAACGACAAGCTTTTTTTATATGAGGATAAAGGCGATAAATGTATTCTCGTTCGTGAAATAGAAACTACAAAAAAACTGTACCCGATCCAAAAAGGATTCTTTCTTTATGAATTGCCAGATAACTTCTTTTACTTCTATGAAGAAGGGCAATACTCTATTTTTAGATACAAATATATTAAGCATGTTGGAAGTTCTAGAAGCTCTAAATCGTGGAGCATCGAGGAAGCTATTTTAAGGGATTGCGAACAAACAGACAACACTAGGATAACTGTTTGGCGTGATACTCGTGAAAGTCTAGGTAACTCGGTATGGAAGGATTTTAAAAAGATATTTCCTTTATCTGGTCGTTCTTATAAATTCCCTAGAAATACAGTTCCAATATTCTTACCAAACGGGTCTGTTATTGAGCCACATGGAGATGATACAACAAATGCACACGGGGTTACGCAAGACAAGGCTTGGTTGAATGAACCTTATAAAATGACTAAGGAAACATTCGATCAAATCGATATGAGAGCCGAGCAGATAATCATTGATATAAATCCAACGGGTAAACACTGGGCAGAGCAATTAGACAAGCATCCAAGATGTAAAGTGATACATTCTACTTTTAAAGACAATCCATTTTGCCCTGTAGGTCAAAAGTTAAAGATTCTATCATATGATCCGGACAACCCGATTAACGTCTCAAACGGAACCGCAAACAGATACATGCACGATGTTTACGCTCTAGGTAAAAGAGCGGAGAAACCAAATAAAATATTCTTTAATTGGAAAACAATAAGCGACAGAGAATTTGAAGACTTGCCTTATCCTAGTTATTTTGGGTTAGATTTCGGACTTTCAGCACCTTCAGCATTGGTTGAAATGAAATTCGACGGAGATAGAACGTTTTTTCTTAAACAAAGAATGTATTGCCCTTTGAATAAAATTGAAGGCAGTTTGTCGGAAGAATTTGAAAGATTAGGTATATCTAAGCAAAAAGAAATTATTTGTGATAGCGGAAACGAAATAAATAAAAATGAAGGTGTAAAACTACGTAATGCAGGCTACAATGTAATTTTAGCACAAAAAGGTAGCGGTAGTATATCGTCAGGAATTGAAACTATTCAAAAAGCCCAGATTAGATACACTATAGAATCAGAAGATTTAGAAGATGAATACAATGATTACTCTTGGAAGATTTGGCAGGGCATTCAGATGGACGTTCCAGAAGATAATCAGAATGACCACCTTTTGGATGCTTCAAAATATGTGATAGTCTGGTACGGAAAAACACGAAGATTGTCGATATAATGATTTTTTTACTATATTTGCTTTAATATTGTGTAAAATTATGGGATCATTTAATTTTCTTGGTAGACGTTTTGCGGTAGAAAGAGACCGCAACGGAGTTTTTACCTATACTTTTATGCGAAATGATGGGTTTCAGCCTAATAAAAACTATCTTGAATGGTCGTTAGAAAACCCTGTTTTATTGGCTATACTTGCTTTAAGATGCTCTGTTTATTCTCAAATGAAGATTATACATATCGATTCACAAGGGAAAGAAGTGAAAAACAGTCCTTTCGTAAAACTATTAAAACAACCTAATTACTTTCAATCTCAAGAAGATTTTCTTTTTCAGGAAATGTGGTTTAAATCAGTCGACGGAACTTGCTTAACATACCAAGTAAAAGCGCTATCTGAAGTAAAAGCGCTATACAACCTTATTCCTCAAAATACTGACTACATAAAAACAAATAAATTAAAAAAGTTTATCACTACGAAAACTGATTTTAAAGCATTTGGAGAACAAACAATAAAATATACTTTAGATGGTCAAGAGCATAATTTTAAGATTGATGATTTAATTGCTTCTTACGATCTTGCAAACGGCTTAACGTGTGATTCTTTTATGCGTTCGCCAAGTAGGATAAAGGGAATTGAAAAAGTACTTTGCAATATTGACGAGAACACTAAGGCAAAAAATACCAATCTTAAAATGACTCAGAAATATCTTGTTGCTAATAAATCAACAGGTAACGAGGCACAGATACAAGAAGGAGATAGAAAAGATATTTTCGATAAAATCAGCCGTAAAGATGTATTGATTACGAATGCCAACATAAATGCAACTCACTTGGTTTCAGATATGAAACGTTTATATTTAGACGAACAATTTAGCTCTGATGCATTGACTTGTGTTTTGGTATTTGGAATGAGTAGGGACGTTTTAAATTACTTTGCTAACGGAGCAAGCACTTACGACAATGAAGAAAAAGCAATGCAAAACTATATTCAAAATATGGTTCAGCCTGATGCGGATAAAAGAATGAACTCGTTTAATGCTCAGTGGGGATTAATCGATAAAGGAGAGAAACTAATCGCTTCTTACGCTCATTTACCTGTTATGTCTGGAATTATGAATGATAAGATAGCAACGCTAAAAGCTATGCAGGAAACAATTAAAATAGGAATAGAAAACGGTACAATATCACCTGAAGAAGCTAAAAAAATGACTGATTCATTAATCTTAACTTTTAACTTATGAGTACTAAATTAAGTAATAACGAGATTCAAAAGCAACTAAGTAAAGAAGCTATTGAGAAGTTGAAAAAGGATAAACAAAAGCAATTTGATAAAGTAGTTAAGAAATGATAAAAGTATTAGAATTTCCAAATAAAGAATTTTCTACTAAAGAAAATTTGTTCAAGGCTTTAATTGATAATAAAAAAGAGCTTATATCTATAAAAAAATCAGTCACAAAAAACGCTGATGCTGTTTCTTTTGGTTATTTAGACACTTCTGTAAAAATTGACACCACTAAAGAAGATATGCAATCACAATTGCAAGACCCTGAAACATTGAGTGTGAAAGTAGTTATTAATACAACCAACTTCTTAGATAGTCATGGAGACGTTCACATTAATGGAATTTGGAATAAATCTGTAAAAGACAATGTTACATTTTTGCACCTGCAAGAGCATGAAAGAGATTTTGATAAAGTAATAACAGATACTGCAAAAGGATATGTTCAGTCGTTAACATGGAAAAAGTTAGGGCTACCATACGAAGGCAAAACAGAAGCTTTGATATTTGAAAGCACTATTGAAAAAAAACGCAATGAATTCATGCTTAATCAGTATGCTAATGGATGGGTAAAAAATCACTCTGTAGGTATGCGTTACGTTCAGTTAGAATTGGCGATAAATACAGAGGCTGAATATGATAAAGACTATAAAGATTTGTGGGATGAATTTTACCCAATTATAGCAAATAAAGAAGTAGCTGACGAAAGAGGTTATTTCTGGGTAGTAAAAGAAGCAAAAATTATAGAAGGAAGTGCTGTTGTTATGGGATCTAACTCAGCAACTCCTACCCTAGAAAATAAAGATTTTGAAGCCGTCTTTGCTGACACTTCAAAGGACGAGCCGGACAACTCCACTCAAACGAAACGTAAAAGGAATATTTAATAAAAATTAAACACAAATGAAATTTACTTACAAAAGTCAAGCAGAAATTGACAAAATGAGTGATTCTGAGGCGGACACTTACAAAGAAAATCAAAGAGAGTTTGAGCAAAAACAGCATCAAGACGCTATTGACTTGGCAGTAAAGACTACCAAAGATGAAATGCAAGTTATCATTGACAAAGCCAAAGAGGACATTACTGAGCTTGCACTGCAAGTAAAAGAAATTGAAGCTAAAGGCGGTCAATCTTCTTTGGAAAGCGAACTATCAAAAGAGCTTAAAGAAAAAAGAGACGCCATCAAAAGCATTGCAAAAGGAGCAAAAGAAGAAATTACCGTTAAAGCTAACACTTTAAGAGCTTCTATTGCTACAAATCCGCATGATTTATTAATTGATGGTATCGGACAATTACAACGTGTAAAACGTAGTTTATACGACATTTTCCGTAAAATTCCGGTAGCTAAAGGCAACCATAACGGAAATATTGCCTATGTGGATTGGGACGAAGCTACAACTGTAAAGGCTGCCGCAATGGTTGCTGAAGGTGCTGCGTTTCCTGAATCAACTGCAAAATTCAAAGGTTACACTTTACAATTGCAAAAGATTGGAGATACTTTACCTGTATCTGAAGAATTTTTCGAAGATGAAATGTTAGCTGCTGCGGAACTTGATATGTTCTTAGAAACTAACGTTAATGACGTTATTGACACACAAATCGTAACAGGAGACGGAACAGGAAACAATTTAAAAGGATTGATTTCAAGTACTCCGGCTTACGTTCCCGTTGCTTCTGGAATTACAGACGCAAATATTTACGATTTAGTTGCTAAAGTGTCTGAATCTATCACTTCAGTTGGTGGGGCTAAATATAATCCTGATTTCGTAGCAATGAATATTGCTGACATCAACAAATTGAAGTTGAAAAAAGATACTACAAACAACTATGTATTTAATTTCAACGATCCTCGTATTGGTTCTATGAACATTATCGAAGATAACCACGTAGTTGCAAACACTATGTATGTTGGGGATTCTCGTTTTGCTAGAATTTACGAAATGGGCGGTGTTGTATTGTCTGAAGGTTATACAGGCTCTCAATTTACAAGCGATATGCTTACGCTTAAAGCTCGTAAAAGAATGGCTTTCTTGATTAGAACAGTAGATCAAACAGGATTTAGAAAAGTAACTTCTATTTCTGCTGCACTTGTAACTTTAGCAACTCCGTAATCATGGTAGGCGTTGAATTTACCGCTAATTTCGCTAATAAAGTTATTGGCGATAAAATTGTGGTTGATGGACAATTAGCCTCTCAATTGATTGCTGAAGGCGTTGCTATTTTAGACGCTGATCAATCGGGAGCGGTTGCAAAAACCATATTGAGCAAGAAAAGAGCAAATAAATAATTTAAAGTTAAGTCCTAATGCAAATAGTAAATAAATCTTACTTTCAGAAAGAAAACTATCTTTTTATACCGTTATCGGTTGCTGATCCTAGCGGGTCTGTTGCGCCTGATAATGCAACTGAAATAGATAATTTATGTATTCAGATAGAAAGAGATATTTTGCTAAATGCATTAGGATTGACGCTTTATAATGAACTTTATGCACTTACTGGAACTACAATTGAATTACCAGAAAATGCACGTTGGAAAAAGCTTGTGCAAGGTTACGAATATGATGAAAAAGTTTGGATTGGATTAGATAACGATTACTCATTAATTGCGTATCGTGTGTTTGAACAATTCAATATCGAAACAGCTATTCGTTTATCGGCTACAGGAGCGAAACAAGTACAAGGTGAAAATGCTATTCAGCAAACCCCAAAATACTTAATTTCAACGGCAAATCAACGATTTATAAAACAATATCAAGGAGAGTATTTACATTATCCTATAATTGAAGGTAATTTTGTTGATTGGTTTGGTTGTAGTGATTCAATTGAAAAAAGCTTATACGGTTATTTAGTTGATAAGATGACTGATTTTCCAGAATGGAAACAGGATAGTTTTAAGATTTACGAAACTCAAAACAGCTTTGGAATATGATTTCATTTGAAGAAAAAACAAGAGAGTTAGTGAAACTAATGCCGGCATTCGTAGACGGAAATGGTACTTTTCCTATTCGTTATGATTGGGGAACTATTGATGTTTTGAATAAGTTCTTATTATTGAAAGAAAACGTTTCTAAATATCCTTTGATTTGGCTTGTAACAGGGTCAAGAACACAGGATAGAATAAGAAACACAGTATCTAGTAGAGCACGTTTTATTATAGCGACACGATCTAATAAAGTTGATGAATTTAATGAGTTTCAGTATCAAACAGATTATGTAAAAATATTGATTCCGACTTATGAAAACTTTATCAAAACATTAGATAGAAGCTCTATAAGCACAATTATAGGAAACGAACACGAATGCGAAATAGTTCCTAACTTTTCATTCAATAATAGTGACGGTTTACTTACTATTTGGAATGCTTTATCTGTAGATATTGAAGTAAAAATAGAAGGCAATAAATGCATTAACACAATTAAATTTTAGTTATGGCTAAAGAAGAAATAAAAGAAAAAGAAGTGATTGAAATCGTAAAAACAGTCGAAAAAAAAGAATACAAAGTTAAAAAAGAGTTCACTCTTGACAAACTTTATAATCCAGGCAATAAAATCTTGCTGGAAGAAGGCAAATTAAAAGAAAAATTAATCTTTAATAAATTTATATAATGGCATTAGAAGATCAAATTAACAAAGTAGATTGTGGTGCTGCAGGAGTTCTTGGAACAGGAACAGAAGGCTGTCAAATCGATCAGGACAGAGTAGAGGCTTTAGGGCTTTTGCCAAAAGGCTTTAAGTTTACCGAAGAAATTACTCTTGATTATTTAAGAGAATTACAACAAGAAGGTAAATTAATTATGTTGCAAGGAGTAGTTTCATATACTGACGCTACAGCGGACAACAACATAATTACACGAGAAGGCACAGGTATTAAGAAAAAAACAGGTACTAATCCGTATGAAAAAGTAGTTACTTTTGATAATGGGATCAATTTTGCTACGGCTTTAACTTATTTAGATAGTTATAATCAATACGATATAATCGAATTTGATAAAAACAATACTATTTGGATGACCAGAACAAAAGCCAACGAACCAAAAGGGTTTACTTTAGGGATGTTTGATCCGGGGAAATATATGGGAGCAAATGGTGTTGATGCGTCAAGCAAAACAGTTACTTTTCAAAAAATAAGAAGAGACGAGTGGGATAAATATGTTACATTCGTCACAAATGAACAATGGGACGGAAGTTATGATGAACTACAAGGTGTAAACGAGGTTAAAGTAACAGTTGATCCAATATCAGCCGGTACATCAATTGCAGTTAGTGCATTTCTTTTAGACGGCACACATCCAGTTGAAGGATTGCTTTTTGGCAACTTTACAGCAACTAAAAATGGCGTTGCAAGTAATCCAACGGTTGAGGTTTATAGCTCAACCACAAAGAAATATACACTTACAGTTCCTACTTTGGTAGCTACCGACGTGGTTACAGTTTCTTTAAATGGTATTATTTTGACCACATTGGGTACTCTTTACAAATCAAACACAGCAAAAGCAGTTGTAATATAATTTTGGGGGATTGGTTATTTTAAAACCCGTTGCAATTTGTGACGGGTTTTTTTTGTAAATTTGAATCATGGCAACTATTCAGGACAAAATAAAAGCTTGTGATTATGTGATAGCAAATATGCTATCGGAGCAGGCACGTATTATTCGCAGGAATGAAAACAAAATTATTGCTTTAAATACGGGGCAATTTGAAAATGGAATAGGGAGTGATGATAAAAGGCTTATTAATTCAGATAAAAGATATTCCGGAAGATATACTTATTTTACTCAACAAGTAGCCTTGTACGAAAATCCTATAGCCCCTAAAGTAGAAGGTAGTTTATATAATTTTGCATGGAATGGAGATTTTTTAAGAGGAATGTATGTTTATATCGAACCTAATAACGAAACCATATTTTTAGACAGTACAGGTACCGGATCAGGATCTAAAGCAAAATTCTTCTCAGGATATAATAATCTTTTTGGATTAAATAAAAGAAGCGAAGAAATAGTAAATTACGACATAATTTTACCTGAATTACTTCAATGGATAAAAAAATATATATGAAAAAAGTAAAATCACTGCCAAATCACTACGCAACAATCGACCACTTAACGTTATACAGATGGGATAAATACACGCAAACAAAAGATAATAACTGGTTTTTAGTAGATTATGATGGTAGGCAACCTAAAATTGAACACGCTGAATTAAATACCGTTGAAGAATCATTACAAGATCAATATTTTAAAGCTGTTGATGATAGATCTTTTTCATTAAAACTACAGAAGTGGGCAAAAATTGGTTGGCTACAAAGAAAATATAATACAGTAGATACTTTGCTTTGGGTTATGTGGCAAGGATTCGGAAATGATAAAACAGAAATGGAACAGCGTTATTTAATAATTCAGCAATTAAAGTCGTGGGGGTTTAGATTCCCGGAACTGAATAGCGTGGTGGCAGATAGGGATTTAATTATTCAATTTAGATCCGTTTTAGAGGGGATAAAAACCCAAATAGGAATGCTTTCAAATGAACTTAAAGAAGATGGAATAAAAGAGCGATCAAATTTATATAAACAAATCTCAATTGCTAAAATGGCACTCCCTGGATATGAAATAAACCCACGTATAATGGTTGTAGCCGAATGGATTGAGGTTTGCAAATTGGTACAAGAAAAAGCTAAACAAAATTAGATTATGGCTGATGAAATTACAATAGGAACAAAAGCGATTAAAGAAGTACAGGATTTACGCGCTGAATTGATTAAGCTTTCTCAGGATGCTTTGAATGCAGGAAAAACTTTATCTAACATTTCAACTCCTGGAATGCTGAATAAATCAGGATCTGATAATGCAAATGCAAGCGCACAACTTGATACTTTCAAAACTAAATATGTTGCCCTTAGCGAAACCATTCAAAAAGGTGCGGAAAAATCACGTTTAGCAGAAATTCGTTTACAGCAACAAAGGGAAAGAGCATTTGATTCTTTTGAACGTAACGCTAAAAAAGAACAGGCAACACTTGAAAAAACAAATAGTGTTTATAATAGAACTCAAACCCAAATAAACAATCTTACAAAAGCCTATAATGATTTAGCGATCAAAAAAGAACGTTACAACAATTTATCAGCATACGAAGAAAGTCGTTTAAAAACACTTCAAGCTGTTACAGAAAAATACAATGGTGTATTAAAAAATACGGATGCGCAAATAGGCAAATATGGTCGTAATGTAGGAAATTATTCGAGCCAATGGAACGGGTTAGGTAACGCTGTTAATCAATTAACCCGGGAAGCTCCAGCATTTGCGAATAGTTTAAATACTGGATTCATGGCTCTATCAAATAACATTCCGATTTTATTTGATGAATTAACTAAATTAAGACAGGCAAATGTTGAGCTTGCAAAAAGCGGACAGCCTACAAAATCAATTTTTGGACAATTAACGGGCGCTTTATTTTCATGGGGCACAGCTCTGTCGTTAGGAGTTACTTTACTTACTTTATATGGGGGAACTTTAATAGATTCCATAACTGGATCTAAAAAGAAAAAAGAAGCTTTAGAGGCTGAGAAAAAGGCATTAGAAGAAAAAACAAAAGCTGAACAAGATGCAAGAGATGCAATTGCAAATGTTCAAGCAATTGAAGTTTCAAGAAGTAAAATTTTGTTTGAAACGGCTAAGAATTTAACACTATCTTATAAGCAGAGATCGGAAGCAGTGAAAGAACTTCAGCAAAGATACCCTGATTATTTAGGACATTTAAGTAAAGAGGAGATTCTGGCAGGAGATACGGCAAAGGCTGAGGAAGAACTTAATTCCGCATTAATTAACAGAGGTAAGGCATTGGCTGCCCAAAAGTTTTTACAAACAAATTTAGAAAAACAACTTTCTTTAGAAATAGAGCTTGCTAAACTTAATGAAAAAAAGTTTAAATATGACGCAGAATCAAGTAAAAACGCTTCAAAAATAGTTAACGGAATACAACAAATAAACATTTCAACAAATAAACAAAAGCAGATAGCTGATCAGAAATTTACATCTGAAAGAAACGCAAATAACGAAAGTATTGTTGCATTAAATGAAAAACTTAGGCTTTTAAGAAATGAACAAGATGCTTTTTTAGGTGTTTACAATGAAAATGCAAAATATTTAGACACCGTAAAAGAGACAACAAAAGAGAAAAACGAACAGGCAAAAACAAGTAAAATAGAATCTGTAAACCAGTTAGAACTAAACAGAGTTCAAGACGGGGCATTGTTTAGATTAAAACAATTAAAAACAGCTTTAGAAATAACGAGAGACGAAACAGGTAAAAACGCAAGTGAGTTCGAGGCTTATAATAAATCAATAGAAGATGTTAACAAGGCTATTGACGTGCTAACTAAACCTATTAGCGTTGATGTGAAAATATACGGAATACCGGAATCTAAAAAAGAAATCAAAGAACTTAGCCAGTACATGCAAAGTTTTTTAGATGATTTTTCATCATCAGCAGGTTTTTCGTCTACTTTTGAAATACTTCAAGGTAAGGTAAAAGATTTTGGTAAAGATTTTAAAACCACTTTTAATGGTATTGCAGAGATCGTTCAAGAAACATTTAATTTCATAAATCAAAATTCTGAAGCTAATTTTACAGCTGAAAAAACAAGGCTTGAAAATCAATATGATGTGGCTTTGAAATACGCTGGAGATAATAAGGCGGCGCAGGAAAAATTAGCTGCTGATTTAGAGAAAAGCAAAAAAGATATAGCCTACAGAGAGGCTAAAGCAAAACAAAAACAAGCTATTTTTAATATCGCTATTGATACAGCACAGGGTATTGTTTCTGCTTTAGCTTCTACACCTCCAAATATTATATTATCTGCCATAATAGCAGGGATAGGAGCTGCGCAAATAGCTATGGTATCTTCGCAAGAAATCCCGCAATATTGGATGGGAGGAACGCACTACGGAGGTTTAATGATGGTTAATGATGGTAAGGGCTCGAATTATCGTGAAACAATCGTAACTCCAGATGGCAAAATAATGAAGCCACAAGGCAGAAATGTTGTTATGGATGCGCCGGCAGGAACTGAAATTTTCACGCACGACCAATGGCAAAACACATTAACAGATATGCTAAAAGGCAAAGGAATTGATAGATACGTTCCACAGCAAAATTATTCTGGCATAAGCAAATCAGATATGAAAGATGTTTTAATGGAAACTATAGGTGGCCAATCGCAAAGCTTGATTAATTTTGACGAAAACGGCATTACTCAGTCTTTCATAAATAAAGGGAACAAAACTACAGCTTACACAAAAAGAGGTAATTCAACTAAATTAAGATTCTAACAATGGCAGGAGAAAAGTTTTATTTAATATTTAGCGAACAGCCAAACAAAAGGATTCAGATTAATGAACCTGTTGGATATTCTGAGGTTGATTTTAACCTTGACCAGCGTGAAAATAAAATGGGTCGTGACGTATCATTATCAGGCGGTACGATTAACTTTAAATTTACTTTATACAGACACGGCAAAGAATTTGAAAATATTCTCTACTACGCACATAGATACGGATTTGAAGCAAAAGTAAAGCTGATAATAGTTTTATCTGATAGCACGGAATATATCGGAGAATTAGACTTTTTGACTGCAGAATCAAACGACTTTAATTATTTTCAATGTCCAGTTATCGTACAAAGTGAAACACAGGTTTTTAGAAGGAGAAGTGAAACAAAAGTTGATTTATTTTCAAGTGTTGACACTAACGGTGAGTTTATACAGCCATTAGTCCCGGTAAATATGCTTTTACAAGCAAAACCAAGCATACAGACAAGCCGATGGGAGCAAGTAACTTCATCCGGTGATAATATTTTAATTATCGTTCCGAACTATTTCAGTTTAACACAATCTTTAATGGAGAGTGGAATAGAAGATAGTTACGTGCCTTTTAAGTTCAGAAGCACTAATCGTGTTGATATGCAAATTTTAGAAGCTAAAAGCATGTTGAAAAACGTAACCATAAGTATAAAAGATTTAGATATTCAACTTAGAACGGCATCGAGTGGAAATATTAGCGCATCGATACGTTATATTAAAACAATAGAGAATGTAGATAATAGCAACCCTATATCTTTAG